GAGTGTTAAATCTCTGTTTAAGGGTATCTTGCATCTCTTGTGCAAGTACCAAGACAAACCTCGTTTGGTGCGTATGCGTGGTGAGTTCGTAGAGTTTGACCCTCGCACATGGGCTAATCAATACGATGTAGCGATCAATGTAGGTTTAGGTGCTGGTAACAGACAAGAGCAAATGGCTATGCTGAACATGGTTCTTGCCAAACAAGAGCAATTGATTAACCAGTATGGCCCTGCTAATCCTTATGTCTCACCTGCTCAGTATCGTTCTACCTTGGGTCGGATGGTTGAGTTGGCAGGATTTAAAGATTCTGGTGAGTTCTACAAAGCAATCACACCAGAGCAAGATCAGCAATTGTCTAACCCTCCTCCTCCACAACAACCACAGATGCCTCCAGAAGTTCAGGCATTGATGCAAAAGACTCAGGCTGAGATTCAGGCTAACCAACAAAAAGCCCAAGCTGATATGCAACTGCAACAACAGCAAATGCAGATTGATATGCAGATGGCTCAACAAAAGGCTGGTCTTGAGATGCAATTGCTTCGTGAGAAAGAAGCGGCTAAGTTGCAATTAGAGCGTGAGAAACAACAAGCCTACTTTGCTATGAAACAGCAAGAGTTTGAGGTTGAGGCTCAATTGAAAGCAATGAAGGTCGGTGCTGGTATTACTTCTAACGTAGAGATTAAGGGTTAATCATGGCTGCTATTGATGATCTGATTAAGCAAATCCAGTCTAGAAGTGACACTTCCCAATGGACAGGTGGCTATGGTGCTGACGCTGCTACCAAGGACATGGCTCGCATCTTGTCCAGTATTGGTATTACTAACATTAAAGACTTTGGCAAGATTCCAAAGTATGAGCCTGTTGAACAAATTGGCATGACTTTAAATGGGCAGCCTGTTCAAGGTTCTGGCTCTCAGCTTTATGTGTTGGAAGCAGTAGATACTGGTGATGGCACAGACTACGTTCGTAGAGATTTAAGCCCAGAGCAAGCAGCGCAAGTAACGCCTACCTATGGTGTTGTTACAGGAACAGACGAATATAACCAACCCACTTACAGGACTGTTGAAGCTACAAACGTAGCAGTAAAAGATGGTCAACTTGTTGGTGTTACTGGTGAAACATTCGGTAACAAGGTAACAGGTCAAGAAGTTCCAAACACCTACACAGAACGCCAAACAGGTGACTTCTTTGGTGGAACTTACGAGGGTAAAGGCAATACTGGATATGGTGTTCAGTTTGATGCTCAAGGCTTGCCAGTTTTCTACACTCAAGGCGCATCTAGTAAAGACGAGTTAATAAAACCATTAACAACAATGGCTTTAATGGCGTTAGGTGCTTATGGCGCACAAAGTTTGCTTGGTGCAGGTGCTGGCGCAGGTGGTGCAGGTGCAGCAACAGCAGGAGAACTTGGAAGTCTTGCTGGAACGGCTGGTGGAACAGGGATAACAGCAGGTGGAGGTGGATTTGGACTTAATGCCGCAGGTGCAGGTCTTGGTGCAGGTACAGGTGCAGGTATTACCGCAGGTTCAGGTTTAACTGGAACTGGTGTTCTTACTGGTTCATCTTTAGGAACTGGTTTGTTAGGTACTGGTGCTGGAGCAGCAGGTTTAACAGGAACTGGAGTACTGAGTGCCTCTGAGTTAGGCAAAGCCTTGCTTGGTACAACTTCAACAACACCATTAGTCGGTACTGGTGTTTTAACTGGTTCACAACTTGGCTCACAACTTTTAGGTACTGGTGCAAATACAGCCGCTACTGTTGGTGGACTAACTGGATTAACCAATGCGGCTAATGTAGGTTATGGGGCTTTAAACACAGGTGTATCAACAGGTTTGACTGGTCTAGGCTCTGGTGCTGTGGATACAGGTATAAACCCTAGTGGTGCTACTACAGGTGTTATTGAACCTGCTGTAACAACCACTCCAGCAGCAACAGCCGCTAAAACTGGACTGACAGCCTCTGATGTAATACGAGCCGCAGGTGTTGCTGCCACAATTGCAGGTCTAAATCAAGCGACAAAACCCACAGGTGGTGGTGGCTTCCCAATAGTACCTATACCTACCGATTGGACTAGCCCAATTAAACCTACAGGTACAGCAGCGTTCACACCTCTAACCCCGATTGACTTTGGTAACAAAGAGATGCTTCGTGGCACTCAATGGGAACAGTTACTAAGCCCTGACTATGGCAAAGCCCCTGCAATGCCTACCTCTACCAACCCATCTAACATGACGTTTAATGAGTTGACCAGAATCTTGGGTGGTTCTACAACTTCAGCACCATCACAGAACCTAACAATCAACGATGTAATTGCAGGAATACAAAGCCAATATGGACAAACACCTCAAGGCTCAATGGGCTAAGAATCTTTTAAGTGATGACTTTTTCATAGAAGTCATAGATAACTTGAAAAAACAACAGATTAGTGTGATAATTAACACAAGTGGTGAAGAATCTGATAAGCGTGAAGATGCTTACAGACACATCAAGACAATTGAATTGATTACAGGACACCTAGAAGGCTTGGCCTCGGAAACTCTAATCAAAGAGAAGAAGTGGAAGATTTTGTAGATTCTGTGGTATAAAAGCCACACCTCCGTCTAGAAGGTTTCTAGCGATTTTTGAGATGACAAATGGAAAACACCAACCCACAAGGGAGTGAAAGCCTAGATGTAAACCAAGCCGCTTCAGCGTTTGAAGGGATGATGGGTGATTCTGAGGAAGCCGAAGAAGGCCAATCCGAAGGTCAACTAGAAGACCAACAAGAGACTGATGAAGTTGAGTATTCTGAAGAAGAAGAACCTAAGCCTAGATATAAAGTCAAGGCAAGTGGTGAGGAAGTTGAGGTAGAACTTGACGAACTTATCAAGGGTTATCAACAAGGTGCAGATTACACTAAAAAGTCTCAGGCTCTAGCTGAACAACGCAAGGCTTTAGAAGCTGAACGTCAACACTTAGAGTATGTAAAACAAGAGCGACAGGCATATGCCCAGAAGTTGCAAGCGTTGGATAGCTTCCTTTCGCAGCAAGATCAGGGTGTTAACTTAGATGTTCTAAAGGAAACAGACCCCATTGGCTATGCCGTGGCGGTTGCTGAACAGAATCAGCGTGAGAAGCAATTAGCAGTAGTTAGGAATGAGCAGCAAAGACTTGCCCAACAGCAACAATCTGAGCATCATGCCTCTCTGCAAAACCATCTCCGTCAAGAGTCTGAGAAGCTAACTAGTTTGATTCCTGAGTTGGCTACGCCACAGGGTGATGCGGTTCGGAAACAAATCCGTGACTATGCGAAGTCTGTTGGGTGGTCTGACCAAGAACTCAGTCAACTATATGACAGTCGTGCTGTGGTGACTTTGTATAACGGGATGAAGTATCAGCAACTTCAAAAGAGCAAGCCAGAGGTAAACAAGAAACTTCAAGCTGCTCCTAAGATGATGCGATCAGGAACTTCTGCCCCTCCTACTAAGTCATCAGGTGATAAACAGGCAATGCAAAGGTTGCGTGAAACTGGAAAAGTCCAAGACGCAGCAAAAGCATTTGAACGATTCTTTTAAATTTGGAGTTTTAAAATGGCTACATATCAAACATATACCGCAATCGGTATGCGTGAAGACCTCTCGGATGTTATCTACTCGATTTCACCAACAGATACCCCGTTCATGTCTTCCATTGGCAAGACAAAAGCTACTGCTGTTCTGCACGAGTGGCAGACGGATAGTCTTGCAGCGGCAACTTTAGACAATTTTACTGTTGAAGGGGCGACAGCTTCTGACGCTACCATGTCTCCAACTACCCGTGTTGGCAACCGCACTCAGATCGCACAGAAGACTGTCAAAATCTCTGGCACTTTGCAGAGCGTTGACAAAGCAGGCCGCAAGTCCGAGAAAGCCTACCAACTAGCTAAAGCAAGTTCGGAAATTAAGCGGGACATGGAAACCTCTTTGTTGAGCAACCAAGTTGCTGCTAACGGCAATAGTTCTACTGCTCGTAAATTGGGTGGTCTGCAAGCATGGTTGTCTTCTAACTATGATGGTGGTACTGATGGTGTTGCAGGTTCTTTGGGAACTACTGCTCGTACCAACGGCACAAACCGCACTTTCACAGAAGCAATCTTGAAGACTGTTATTAAAGAAGTTTACGCTTCTGGTGGCAATCCTAAAGTGTTGATGGTCAACCCTGCACACAAGCAATTGGTATCTGCTTTTGCTGGTATCGCTGCTCAACGCTTCATGGCTCCGAGCAATGCTCCTACCACTATCGTGGCGGCTGCGGATGTTTATTTGAGCGACTTCGGAACAGTTTCTGTTGTTCCCAACCGCTTTATGACTTCTACCAACACTTGCGATGAAGTTGCGTATGTGCTTGACCCTGACATGGCTGCTGTTGCTTACTTGCGCCCATTCCAGACCAACGAGTTGGCTGTGACTGGCGACAATGAAACCACACAATTGTTGTGCGAGTTCACATTGGAAGTTAAGAACGAAGCTGCTCACGGCATCATAGCCGACATCACGCCTTAATTTAAGGTAACTCCGAAAAATGCCTCAGACTTAAACCTCTGGGGCATTTTCTTTTCTACACAAACTGATAGAATTAAGGTATGCAAAACATTAGACAAACTGCTGTTCATGCCGATGGCGAAGGTGGCATCATTATTCAAACTCGCCAAGATGTTTCAGACATTGTTGAGCAGAATAAAAAGGAATATAACTCCTTTGATGAACGTGCAAGATGGTCTGATAATTTGTTTGGCAATAAGGTCGCATCCATCCCAATGACTGTGATTGATGATCTGAATAAAGCTGGAATCATGCGTGGCTTTGCTGTCCTTGATGACAAGCGTTTTGCTGCTTGGTTGAATGACCCAATGAATCGTGCATGGCGCACTAGGACAGGAGTAGTATGAGTTTCGCAACTTACTCTGATTTAAAGACCTCGATTGCAGGTTACTTAGCTAGGTCTGATCTGACTAACCAGATTCCAGACTTCATTACATTTGCTGAGAATCGTCTGCGTAGAGAACTGCGTGTTCGTCAGATGCTCAAGTCTGTAACAACGCCTACAGTATCTGGTGATTCAACTGTTGAAGTTCCTAGCGACTTTTTAGAGATTCGTGATTTTGTCGTTTTGACAAACCCAATTCAGCCATTGAGTTACTCTAGCCCATCTACTTTGTCTAATGACCCAAGAGCATCAGAAGTTGGTGTTCCTAAGTCTTACACGATCTTGGCTAACGAGTTTCTGTTGTCTCCATCTCCTGATGGTGTTTACACATTGAGACTCTTGTACTATTCTGCTCCTCCATATATGTCTAGTACAAACGCATCTAATGTGTTTTTGAATGTTGCACCTGACGCACTACTTTATGCTGCTTTGCTTGAGGCAGAGCCGTATTTATTCAATGATGGTCGTGTTAATACATGGGGAACTATGTATGATCGTGCGATTTCCTCTCTCACTAGGTCTGATGAGAATACTCAGTACTCTGGTGTTCCATTAGCAATGAAACTTACTGCAAGGTGAAACTATGGCTGAAATGTCTAACTACTTGGAAAATGCTCTCATCAACGTAACTTTGAGAGCAACTGGCTACACAGCACCAACGACTGTGTATGTGGCTTTGTACACTTCTGACCCAACAGATGCTGATACTGGAACTGAGTGTTCTGGCACTAGCTATGCTCGTCAGTCTGTGACGTTTGGTGCGCCTAGCAATGGTGCTACTACTAACTCTGCGGCTGTTGAGTTTCCTCAAGCTGGTGGCTCATGGGGCACAATTACACACATTGGTATTCGTGATGCTTCTACTTCTGGTAACTTGCTGTATCACACAGCACTAGACGCTTCTAAGACTATTGCAACTGGTGATGTGTTTCGCATTGCCTCTGGTTCATTGAGCGTTACTTTAGCGTGAGATGGCTGATTTACTGCCTCCGTGGACAATTGACTCGCTAGACAATTTAAAGTCTAGCATTGATGACTTAACACTCACACTCGATAGTTCACTCTACACCACTTCAGTAACCCTATGGGATGCCTATGGGTCTGTGAGTGCTTCTGCAACTGTTACGGCTGATGCTGTAAGGGTTCAGTTAGGTGTAGCGGCAGTAGATGGAACGGCAACAGTAACTGCTGATGCTGTCAGGATTCAATACGCTAGTGCAAGCATTACAGGTTCAGCTAGTGCGTCTTGTGATGCGACTAGGGTTCAGTTTGCTTCTGGCTCAATAGACGCTAATGCGACTGTTACTGCTGATGCGATCAGGGTTCAGTTTGCCTCTGGAAGTATCACAGGTAACGCTGATGTAACAGCAATTGGAACTCGTGTTCAGTTTGCTGATGCTTCAATTACTGGTACTGCTGATGTAACTGCTTTGGGTGGAATTGTTGCCAATGGTGTAGCTTCTATCACGGCTGATGCTACTTTTACTGCTGATGCAATTAGGGTGCGTGATGCTGTAGCGGTTATTACTGGTAGCGCAACATTTACTGCCAATGGTGGAATCGTTGCTGATGCCAATGCAAGTATCACTTGTAATGCAGATGTTACGGCTAATGCTTCTGCGATATACGCAGGATTAGCGTCTATAACTGGTACAGCTACGATCACAGCAAAGGGTGTAATCCTTGGTGAGAACTGGACACCAGTACCAGAGGATGACAACACTTGGACTCCTGTTTCTACAGACTCAAACACTTGGACAACAGTATCGAGTGACACAAACACATGGACACCTGTGTCTGCTAATGACAACACATGGACAATTCAGGCTCAAGGGAATAACACATGGCAACGACAAAACTAAACTTTGGTGAATGGATGCCTGACCAACCTAGCATTACTGGTGCTTTGGTTGACGCAAAGAACGTAGTCTCTCAGGCTGTGGGTTATGGCCCACTCCCAACTGCGGCTACATTCTCCCAAGAAGCCTCTGAAGACCTTACTACATTGGTAGCAGGGAAAACCCCTACAAACGACACTAAGTTGTTTGCTGCTGGAACTACAAAGATTTTCAGCATAAGTGGTGTTGGTGCAGTAACCAATGTTTCTAAAACTGGTGGGTATAGCCCTAACGCTTATGGCGACAGATTTAGATTCACTCAGTTTGGTAACTCGATTATTGGGACTAACTTTAGTGACCCAATGCAGGTGTTTACCCTAGGTACTTCTACTGCGTTTGCAGACCTAGCGGCTAATGCCCCAATCTGTCGCTACATAACTGTAGTGCGTGATTTTGTGGTGACTGCGTTTATTAACGCTTCATCTGTTCTTTACCCATCTAGGGTTCAATGGTCTGGTATCAATGACGAGACTGAATGGGATGCAGATCAGGTAACTCAATCTGATTACCAAGACATTCCTGATGGTGGTCAGATCATGGGAATTCGTGGTGGTGAGGTGGGGATTATTCTCTTGGAAAAGGGAATAACTCGCATGAGTTATATTGGCACTCCATTTATTTTCCAGTTCGACAATATCTCTCGTGGCAAGGGATGTATTGCTTCTGGCTCAATTGCTCAAGTCCAAGGCATAACTTTCTTTCTGTCAGACGATGGTTTTTACTCGTGCGATGGACAGAGTGTTATGGGAATTGGCACAGAGAAGGTAGATCGTTGGTTCTTTGCTAACGCTGATGAGAGCCAGTTTAATCTAATGTCTGCGGCTGTAGACCCTGTTCGCAAGTTGATTATCTGGAACTTTAGAACTACCTTTGGTAACAGACAGTTGTTAATTTACAACTTCAACACTAAGAAGTGGACATATGGTGATGCTGGTGCTGACTACATCTCTGATGCTTCTACTGCTGCCACTACCCTAGAAAACCTAGACTCAATCTCTAACAGCATTGATGCTTTGACTGTTAGCTTGGACTCTATCCTTTACATGGGTGGTAAGTACTTCTTAGGAGGTACGAATGGCAGATATGTCGTTACCTACAATGGTGCAAACGCTACAGGAAACATCGTAACTGGTGATTTAAATGCAGGTGGTAGATCAGTAGTAACCCTAGCTAGACCATTGATTGATGGAGGCTCGGCTAATGTGGCTGTGGCTTCTAGGACACTATTGAGTGAAGCACCTGTGTTTGGTACTGCTCTAGCGGCTGATTCTGATAACAGGGTATCTCTGAGGTCTAATGGAAACTTCCATCAATTCCAAGTAACGCCTACTGGTCAATGGAAGACTGCTGTTGCCTTGGATGTAGATTTCCAAGGTCAGGGAGTTAGATAATGTTTAGAACACTTCCTCCTTTCGGTGGAGATCAGCGACAGACTGCTGAGATTGTTCGTCAGATCATGGATGGTAAAACCAACAATACTGGAACGCTAACCTTGGCTACTGGTGGTGCTACGACTACCACTCTGAACGACAGAAGGATTGGTGGGGATAGCGTTATTTTGTTTGTTCCTGACTCTGCTGCTGCCTTTGCTGATTCTGTGCCTTATGGGGCTTTTCAGGACTCTACAGACCAAACTGCGGCTAATACCACTACTGCCTACGCTATTACTTTTAATACAACTGACTTCTCTAATGGAGTTACGTTATCAAATAGTTCAAGACTAAATGTTGCAAACGCAGGACTCTACAATTTACAGTTTTCCATTCAGTTTAAAAACACCACAAGCAGCGGTCAAGATGTGGATGTTTGGTTTCGCAAGAATGGTACAGATATACCAAATTCAAACAGCAGATTCCATCCGCCAGCAAGGAAAGGTTCTGGTGACCCTAGCCACATCATTGCCGCATTGAATTTTTTTGTTGAGATGGCTGTAAATGATTACGTTGAAATTATGTGGAGAACTGAAAGCACTGGTGTAAGCATTGAGCATTTTGGGACTAGCACAAGCCCAACAAGACCTGCTGTTCCATCAGTTATAGCTACTATGAATTTAGTAGGTGGCTCTGGTGCTTTTAATGGTGTTTACGCTAGTAGCCAAGGACAGGGAACAGCTACGATCACCCATTTTGCAAATTCAACTGCCGATAAGAAATACAAGTATGTTGTTATTGGATAATTTAGGTATAATTGTGCGTAAGGATGACGCATCTCGCAGTCCAGAACTCTATGGAGAGAATGATGCGTAGACCTTTTTTTGAAGAAGATACCTCGATATATCAAAACTACGAGGATATTGGTGTTCCCCAAAGGGATAGGTTTATTCCTCAATGGGAAATGGATGCAGGAGGAGGGGGGTTTTCTAGCTTCCTTGGTGGCAATGCGCCTGTAGCACCACCTGTCTACACGCCTCCGCCTCCACCCCCTCCTCCAGTTTACACGCCTCCTCCTGTGGCTGCGCCTGTGTTTACACCTCCGCCTCCGCCTCCACCTCCTCCACCACCACCGCCTCCACCTCCGCCACCACCACCTCCTCCTGTGGTGACACCAGAACCTGCGCCTCCACCGCCCCCTGCGCCTGTGGCTGCTCCTGCGCCTCCACCTGCGCCAGAACCTGCGCCTATGGCTGCGCCTACACCAGAACCCCAAGCTGCGCCTACACCTGCGCCAGCACCCGCAACAACAACCCCGACTGCGAGTCCTACTATGGCAACAGCACCTACATCAAACATTGACCCAACAATTCAGCCTTACCTGTCTTATGGTTTAAAAGAAGCCCAGAGTCTGTACCAAAAAGGTGGGCCTCAGTACTATGGTGGTCAGACTTATGTAAGCCCATCAGAGCAAACGCAAACTGGATTACAGGCTTTAGAGCAACGTGCATCTCAGGGTAGCCCTCTAACTGGTGCGGCTCAGAGCCAATTGCAAGGAACTATTCAGGGTAACTACCTAAGTGGAAACCCTTTCTTTCAAGGTGCGTTTAACCCTGCGGCACAAGCGGCTGAGTCTAGGTTCAAGGAATCACTAGGTAACATTGGTTCTGCTGCTTCTAAGGCTGGTCGTTATGGCTCTGGTGCTATGTCTACCATGCAACAAGGTGCTAGTGGTCAGTTTGCTAAGACTTTGGCTGATACTGCTGGTGGCTTGGCTTATCAGAACTACGAAGCAGAGCGTGGTCGTCAACAAGCGGCTACGATGGCTGCACCTGCAATGGCTCAAGCTGACTACGCTGATATTCAGAATATGCTCAAAGCAGGTCAGATGCGTGAAGGCTACACAGGCGCACAACAACAAGCTGATATTGATAAGTTCAACTTCCAACAAACTCAGCCTCAACAGAACCTGACAAACTTCTTGTCTGGTGTGTATGGCAACCCATTAGGTAGAGCGCAACAATCTATGGCTGCTCCTCAACCATCTAGATTGCAAAACTTCTTAGGTACTGCTTCTTTGTTGGGTGGTCTTGAGAAAGATACTGGTTGGTTGAGCAAGGGTTGGAACGCTTTAACAGGCCCATAAGGAATAAATCATGGCAGGACTATTAGATATTTTCGGCACTAGCGGTCAGGAAACGATGGGTCTTTTGGGAATGTCTCCAGAAGATGTACAAAGGAATCGTGACAGCGCACAAGCCCAAGCACTCTACGCATTAGCAGGTCGCCTATTCCAAGGTGGTAGGGGAGCATCATCTGTGCTTGAGGGACTTCAACAAGGTCAGCAAGCATACAGAACAGCTATGCAAGGTAGTCTGCAACAACAACTGCAAAACGCACAAGTTCAAGATATGTTGCGTAAGCGTCAGCAAGAGCAATTAGCGTTGGCTGAACAAAGACGTATTCAGCAAGTGCTTGGTCAAGGTGTTATTCCTGAAGTACAAGCAAGACCATCTCAAGAGATTATGGAAGATGGTCGATTTATCGGTGATTCTGCTGCAATACAAGCAAGACCTGCTGGTTTTGATATAGGTCGCATTGCACCTCAATTGATGACAACACCAGAAGGTCGTAAAGCACTTACCGATTTGATTTCTACACAGAAGTCTCTAGGTGGCGAAATATTTAAACTTGGTGAAGGCGAAAAGCAATATCAGCGTAATCCTATTACTGGTGAAGTTACTGAAGTAGCTACTGGAGCACCAAGAAGGCGAGATACTGTAACAGTAGGAAATGTTGTTCTTGATAAGAACACAATGGAAGTTCTTTATACTGCACCAGATGCACCTGCTGGTTCGATTAAAGAGTTCCAAGACTTTAGCAAGTTGACTCCGCCAGAACAAGTTGCATACCTTAGATTGCAAGAGCAAAAACGCCCTGTAACTAATGTCAATGTGGCAACTGAAGGTGAGCGCAAGGCGGCTACTTTAGCAAGCCGTTTGAACTTCAGCGTTGGACAACTAAACCAAGCTGTTGGTCTTGACCCTAAAGCGGCTATGCCAAATACTGCGGCTGAAATTGCTCGTTTTGTTTCTCGTACAGAATTCTTGCCAAACAAGATTAACACCGAGCAACGTCAAATTGTTGAGGCGGCACAAATGGATATTCTTGATGCGGCTCTGACATTAGGAACTGGTGCTGCATATACTCGTGAACAGTTAGATGGTTACAAAAAGTCTTACTTCCCACAATTGGGTGACAGCCCAGCAACAGTTAAAACAAAGCAAGAGCGTCTTACTAACTTGCTTAGGTCTGCTGAAATTGCTTCAGGTCGTGCAGCAGGTCAAATTACTGCGCCTATTCCTAAATTGCCAAATGTTTCAACAGACGCTGGTTTGCCAAGTGCAGACGCTATTCAAGCAGAAATTGAAAGACGCAGAAAGGCTGGTGGTGGATAATGGACTTAACTCAATTATCAGATAGTGACTTGCTTGCTTTACAAGCAGGAGACTTGACTAAAATTTCTGATGCTGGTTTGGCTATTCTTAATCAAGGCAAGACTAAACAGCCTACGATGAGAGAGTCATTTGAGCGTGGCGCAGGTTTGGCTTATCGTGCTGTTGCCCCTACATTAGCTGGCGCACAGATTGGCTCTTATGGCGGCCCTGTTGGTGCTTTAGTAGGCTCAATGGCTGTACCTGCTGCTGATGCTTTGAATTCATTGATTAACTTGGTTGCTTCTCCATTTACTGATAAGCGACTAATGCCAGCAT